CCTGCAGGCCGAGTCCATCGCCTACGACGGGCAGGACTGGGACACCAAGAACGCCCAGCGCGCCAAAGAAGTCGCCATCCAGAAGCGCGACGGCACCGCCCCTGCTGCGGCGCCCGGTTCGGTACCGGTCACACCGGACGCCACCACCAATGCCGACGGCACCGACACCGAGACCATCCCCACCCCACCGCGCGGAAAACGGAAGTAGTGCCAATTTGCCCTATTTTTTTTAGGCCCAAATTTTTACATTCATCACAGCCATGAAACTACTCGACCTCATCACCGCACCGTGGGCCATCGCACCAGAAAAGCTGCGCGAGATCCAGGCGATCTACGCCACCCACCTGCGCGGTGAGAAGATTGACATTGACGCCATCGAGGCCCGCCTCGGCCGCCCCCTCGCCAACGACCAGCAGGACTATGAAGTCCGCCAGGGCGGTGTGGCAGTCCTCAGCCTCGAAGGCGTCATGGCGCCCAAGGCCAACCTCTTTATGCGCGTCAGCGGTGGTGTGTCCACCCAGATGGCCGGCCAGCAAGTGGAGAGCGCCATTGCAGACCCCCGCGTCAATTCGCTGGTGCTGTCCATCGACTCGCCTGGCGGTAGCGTCTTCGGCACGCCCGAGTTCGGGGCCACCGTGCGCGAGCTGTCCAGCATCAAGCCCATCGTCACCGTGAGCGAGGCCACCCTGGCCAGCGCCGCCTACTGGACGGGATCAGCCGCCAATGCTGTATACATCAGCGGCCCCACCGTGCAAGTCGGCTCTATAGGCGTTGTCACCAGCCACAGCTACGACCCACGCAACGCCGGAACCACCACAGAGATCACCGCCGGCAAATACAAGCGCATTGCCAGCGGCAACGCCCCCTTGTCCAAGGAAGGCCTGGCCTACATGCAAGGCCATGTCGACCACCTGTATTCCGTCTTTGTCGATGCTGTGGCCGCGAACCGTGGAACCACCGCCGAGCAGGTCCTGGCCAACATGGCAGAAGGCCGAATCTTCATTGGTCAGCAGGCCATCGATCACGGCCTTGTTGATGGTTTTGCCACCGTTGACGCCATGGTCGAGCAACTCGCAACCGACCCCACCAAATTCGCCCGCCGTCGCAAGTCAGTCTTTGCGCTGGGCGGACTCCCTTCACCCAACGCAGGGCCTGCCGGTGTGCAGACATCTGCACCACCAGCCGAGCCGGTGTCGCTCACAACCCCCAAAACCCCCATTCAAAGGAACTCCACCATGGACCGTAAAGAACTCGAAGCTGCACACCCCGCGCTCTTCGCCCAATTGCAAACCGAATTCTCCGCCGTGGGAGCTGCCGCCGAGCGCGCCCGCATCCAGGCCGTTGAATCCGCGCTGATCCCAGGCCACGAAGCCCTGATCGCCTCCCTCAAGTTCGACGGCAAGACCACAGGTGGCGACGCTGCCCTGGCCGTCAACGCTGCCGAGCGCCAGATCCGCACTACCCAAGGCGCCGCTGCCAACGCAGACGCACCAAAGCCCGTCAAGACCACTGCCACACCCACCTTGGAAGCCAGCGCAGACGCCAAGGCCGAAGCCGAGAAACAGCGCGTGGCAGGCCTGCCCCTGGAAGACCGCTGCAAGGCCCAATGGGAATCCAGCGCCCAGATTCGCGGCGAGTTCGCGTGCCTGTCCGATTACACCGCCCTGGTCAAGGCCGAAGAAGCCGGCAAGGTCCGCGTGCTCGGCAAGAAGGCTGCTTAACCCGCGCCACCCAGAACCATCCCTCAACTCTCAGGAAAAACCATCATGAAAAAGCACCAGTACTTCATCGCAGCAATGCTCGCCGTCGTCGCTATTGCAGCCGCCTTCATCCCCACCTTCGCGCAGGCCGTCCAGGACGGCATTGCATACGTCGGCCTGGACAACCTGTCTGGCATGTCAATGGTAGGCACTACCCTGGCGGCAAACCTGCCCCGCGCCTATGAGCTGGGTGAGCGCAACGCCCTCCCGGTCATCGCATCCGACATCATCTTTGAGGGCGCCGCAGCCGGCGTCGTTGCAGCATCCGGTCATGCCCGTCCCCTGGTAGCGGGTGACCGCTTCGCAGGCTTCGCAGTCGCCAAGGCCGACAACAGCGCCGGCACCGCCGCCGCCATCAACGTCGAGCTGGTTGAGTGCGGCGAAATCGAACTCACTATCACCGGCGTCACCATCACCGACTACGGCCAGCCCGTCTACGCGGCCGACGACAACGCATTCCAGATGTCCCCCGTGGGTGGCAGCTTCATCGGCTTCGTCAAGCGCTTTGTTTCCACCGGCGTGGCAGTGGTCGAGTTTGATGCCGACTCCTACCAGGACCCATGGCACGCCTACTCCGTGCGCGAGACCATCAGCGCCGACAAGACGCTGGACATCGAAGACAACGGCAAGGCCTTCTTTGTGGACACCGACGCCAAGGTGGTGACCATGCCTGTGGTCGCAACGCCCGTCAACTGCGCCATCGTCAACATGGGTTCCGCCGCCGCTGTGTTCGTCAAGATCAGCCCGCAAGCCGCCGACAAGATCCAGGGCCCCGACCTGCCCGGTACCGACAACACTGCCCTGGGCAACACCAAGGCAACCGCCCGCCGTGGCGACTACGTGGTGCTGGGCACGGGCGACGCCAACGGCCCCATCGTGCGCTCCCTGCGCGGCATCTGGGCCACCGGCAACTGATAGCCGCCCGACCAGTCCGACACCTCAACCCTCGAACTCAACAGGAACACCATCATGGATCAATCACTACTCTCCAGCCGCGCCATTGTCGGCATGTACTACGCCCGCCTTGAGGCCAACCCCGGGTTGGCCTGGGTTGACGGACTGGCCAATATGTTTGGCTCTGACCAAGCCAGCGAAGACTACGGCTTCCTCGGCCAGTCCCCGACCTTTCGCGAATGGATCGGCGGACGACAGGCCAAGGGCTTGTCGCAAAACGCAATGTCCATCCGCAACAAACATTACGAGGCAACCCTCGAAGTGGCTGTCAAGGATGCACGCCGTGACAAGACTGGCCAAATCCTGGTGCGCGTACAAGAATTTGCCGACCGCGCCATCACGCACAAGGCCAGCTTGCTGTCCACCTTGTTGCTCAACGGCGCCAGCACCGTTTGTTACGACAACCAGTACTTCTTCGACACTGACCACGTTGAAGGCAAGTCCGGCACGCAAAGCAACTCCATCCAGGTGGACATCTCTGCGCTTCCAGCCGCCGTGCATGGCGTGGTGACCGCGCCATCGGTTGAAGAGTTCCAGCAGGCCATGCTGGCAGGCATTGCGCAGATCCTGTCGTTCAAGGATGACCAGGGCGAGCCCATGAACGAGACCGCCAAAGAGTTCATCATCAAGGTCCCCGTCAGTCTGTTCCTGACCGCGTCTGCGGCAGTCACCGCCATCACCACGGCGGCTTTGCAACAAAACCTCAACCCCAACCTGATTGCGGGCCTGAGCATCAAGGTGGTCATGAACCCCCGTCTGTCTGCCTGGACCGACCAGTTCAGCGTTCACCGTGTTGACAGCCCCATCAAGGGTCTGATCTTCCAGGAAGAAAAAGGCACCGAACTCAAAGTCAAGGCCGAAGGCTCTGAATTCGAGTTCGACAACGACGCCTGGCAGTTCGGCCTCGATAGCTGGCGTAACGCCGGCTACGGCTACTGGCAGCGCGCTTGCCTGGTGAAGATGATCTAACGGACGCACCCGCCATGAAGTACACCACCACCAGTGTGCTGCCGCTTCCAGCGGGTGCTGTCCTGGGCCTTACCGAGGCCCAGGTCGCACCGCGCCGGCATGTGCTGCAGCCCATTGCCAGCCGCAAGGGCTGGTACACCACCACCGCCGAAGTGCAGTTCAAGCGCGGCGAGCAGTTTCTGTTCGATGGCGACCTGCCCAAGCACATGGCCGATGGCGCCGAGACCCCCGAAGAGGAAAAGTCTCGCAAGGCCAAAGCCAAGGCCAAGGCGGAAGCTGATGCGCAAGCTGTAGCCGACGCAGAGGCCGTTGCCAAGGCTGCTGCAGAGGCCCAAGCGAAAGCCCAAGCCGAGGCAGATGCAAAAGCCAAAGCTGACGCTGAAGCCGCTGCAAAGGCCGCCGCCGAATCCGCTGCCAACAAGCAGAAGTCCGGAGCCTGACCGCCATGGCCATGACCGAAGACCTCACCGTGTTCTTCGACACCGAAGATGGGTTTGCAGACACCGCGCTGCTATCCGGCTCCGGCGTCGTGGGCATTGCGGTCGCCGGTTATGAAGACCAGCCTATCGCCGGCAGCGGCCCGCTGGGCAGCAGCCCAGAGTTCCATCTGCCTGCTGCCGGCGTGCCTGCACGGCCCGAAGGCCTGCCCCTGCAGATCACTTCCGGCAAGGGCATTGGCTTCTACAAGGTTGGGTCGGTCACCTCTGATGGCGCCGTCGCAACCCTCCACCTCCTACCCGCCTAACCCCACCCTAGGACCCCCATCATGACAACCGCACTCTCCGCAGTACTGGCACTCGCGCTCACCGCTTCCTATGCCCAGACCATGGACATCGGCTCGGCCAAGCACGATGCCCAGCTTAGCCCCAACTTCCATTTCACCGACGGCACCGGCGCCAACCAAGCCAAGATCCTGTTTGCCGACACCCGCACCCTGGCCGCCTCCGCCAGCGAAAGCCTGGACTTAGCTGGTGTGCTGACCGATGCCTTCGGCAACGTCCTCACCTTCGACAAGATCAAGGCCATCATCGTCACAGCTGATGCCACCAATACCAACAGCGTGCTGTTCGGCGGCGCCGCCTCTGCGCAAGCGTCCCCCTGGTTTGGCGATGTCACCGATGTGGTGGTTGTGCGTCCCGGCGGAATGATGGTGCTGGTCGCACCCGACGCCACCGGCTACGACGTCACCGCCACCACCGCCGACATCATCAAGATGGCCAACAGCGGCGCCGGCACCGGTGTCACCTACAGCATCGTGCTCATCGGCGTGTAACGCACGCACCAGCCCTGACGCACCCCCCAACAACCCCATTTCACTGAGGACACCATCATGACCACTGAAACCGTCGCAACCGCCTCCCTTTGGATTAGCGCAGCACTTCCCGCCACCAACGATGCAGCCGGCTTTGCCGCCTTGAGCTGGACCAAGATTGGTGAAATCACCGACATTGGCAGCGTCAAGGGCCGCTCGTATAACACCAGCAAACACGCCCCCGTGGACACCGCTCAGCAGATCGAGAAGAAGGCCAGCTACACCCTGCCCAAGTCCGACATGACCGTCGGCTGGGACGATGCTGACGCCGGCCAACTCCTGGTCGAAGCTGCAGCCAACAGCAACACTGCCATCAACAGCTTCAAGCTGATCAAGCAGAACACCAAGATCCGCTACTTCACCGCCCAGGTCATGGAATTCGTGGAAAACCTGGGCACCGTTGACAACGTGGTTCAGGGCAAGTTCTCCCTGCTGCGTCAGACCGACACCGTCGTCGCTTAATCCGCCGAGCAGTACCCCGGCGACAGCCCACAGCGGCTGTCGCGCCCGCAACCCTATCTGAAAGCACCCGCTCAACATGTTCAACCTTAAAAAACTTGCCATTTCTCAGACCGCCGACATGGAAGTGCGCGATGCCGCTGGCGAGATCCAGCGCGACGAAGCTGGCAACCCCCTCACCATCACCCTGTACGGCCCCGGCTCCAAGCAATACCAGAAGGCAAAGCACGCCGCCGAACAGCGCCACAACGAGCGCGTCATGGCTCGCATGCAAGGTGGGGATGAAAAGATATCTTACGAAACCAAGATTTCTGAACAGGCCGAATTCCTTGCCGGCTGCACCGTGTCGTTCAACGGCTCCGAGGTTGAAGGCAAGGCGGGCTTCGAGATGTTCAAGGCCGCTTATGCCGACATCGAGATCGGCCACCTCGCCGAAGACGCTAACAAGTTCATTACCAGCCGCGCAAATTTTTTGAAACAGCCGCCAAAGGTCTGACCCTGCACGTTC